TACGAATAAATTGTTTGAACTTGCATTGCCAGCCACTACTAGAAACAAATCTTCATCATCAGGGTTTGTGACTGTACCTATTGGGTCTGTTCCAGTAGAGGGGTCAGCCCCCGCGCCGCCAGTCGTAAACCAAGTGCCATTTCGACTAAACCACACCTCGCCAGTGGAACCATCAACCGCAATTCCTATAATATCTCCGGCAACAGATGAACCCTGACCGTGTGCTGTTGATGTGCCGTTTATTTTAAATTCAGTGTGATATAAAGTAATACTGCCGGTGCCGCCAATATTACTACTTGTCGGTATAGAACTAGCAGTGCCTATACCAACCGCATAATATGCACCACCTATCGCAGTTTCTTCCAATTCTATGTAAATTTTTTTATCTTTTGGTATTGCAAAACTAGACTTAGAGCCCCAATAAGTTGATGACCAGCCGCCAGCATCAAATTTAAGATTACCCTCTGCATAGGTAGCAGTGCTATATACTAACGGGTTATATGTAGCAAAATTATTAGTCGGGCTTTCACCGGACATCACATCGCTTGCGGCTAGGTTGTTTGCAGTAAAATGATTACCTTGACCAGATACATCTTTACCTAAGTCACTACTGTCAGCATAATTTAGATAAAATCCGTTGTTGCCATATGTCAGACCAGCCGCTGAAATATCCTTTGGAACCCAAATACCGTTAATTTCTTCTGCAAAATCGTTTATATCTCCAACATAACCATCAAGAAGCACAGTCTCAGCAAGATAGCCGCCAACATACTGACCAGCATTACTGCGTTTCATTAGTGTTGTTATATGACCAGTTTCCGCGAGTTTTTCTAACGCCCCGTGCGTCCCTTCACTGAAACCTTTTGTTAACGAGCCATTTATATAAAGTTTCATTTCATTTGCGGTGTGGCTGTAGGTAAAAAATATATGGAACCACGCCCCAACATCTCTAAATTTCGCAGTAGTGTTATCTTCGTAAGCTGTTCCACCTTGAGTGTTATAAAAACCGATGGTGTTGTCGTTGTAATAACTTAAAGTTTGAATACCACTAGCCGCACAACTAATAATCGCGTCATAAGTTGAAAACGACAAATCAGATTGTTTTATCCAAGTTGAAAACGTGCGTATGTTTGTATCTGTCGCAGTGCCAAAATCATTTTTGCTTAAATATGCGCTACTACCATCAAACCGCAGAGACTGGTCAATGCTGTAGCTGTAAAAGCTACCACCACCAGCCGCCCCACTTGAATACATCCATTGGCTTGAACCAAATGCACCCGACATATAAACCCCCTATGCGAACGCCAGTTGCGGCGTGCCAAGCAAAATGCTGTTATTTGCCTTGATAATATACGGGACAACATCATATGCGCTGTTTGTTTCTGACACTGTTATGCCAGCCGCACCAGCCGTTTCATAATCAGTGTGCAATGAAACAGTGCCAGCAACCCCACTACTAGGCTGAATAAATATGATAAAACCAGTTTGTCCAATGTTGCCAGCTTCGGCCGTTGGTTCTGCTAATGTGTTTGCGCCGGATGACAATGTTACAAAAAAGTTTTGATAGCGGTCAAAATCAAGCGTCAATCCGCTGCTTGTATTTGTTGACGCTATAGCAACGCCATCAATACGAATATCAGCGGCGTCATTTGTCTGATCAAACGTGAAAAGTGTTATCCACGCATCGTCATCACCGTTGCGGATCTTCAAGATGTCATTTGTGGTGTCATACCAAAGCTGATATGCAAACGTGGTTGATGGTGCGCTTGTGCCGCTTGACAGTGATGCCGCTGCTGACAGTGCGTTGTTTAGATCCGCGCGGAAAGCCGGAAAGCCTTGGTTTGCTATGTTAAAATCGTGCTGTGCCATTTAATAACCCCTTGCCACATAGTCAAAAGTGCGATCAACAGCCGTGTCGGTGTTGTCATAAAATGTGATTGTGAAACCAGTGGCCGATTTGCTAGTTATAGCATAATAATCGCCGCTTTGTAAGTTCCCTGCCGCAATGCCAACACCTTTCAAAACTTTGAATGGCGGCACAAATGTGATCACTTTTGCGCCAGTACCCGATGCAATATCGTTATCTGCCGACACTAGGTCTGGCATATCAACAGTCACAGATAATTCTGACACCGCTGGTGTTGATGCGGGATTGGTCGTGGTTAATATCGCTTTAAACCTAAACGCACGCGCTTTATATGTGCCGGAAACAAACCGTTGATATGATGACCAAGTAGGCGTGCCAGCCGGATCGCCATCAGTTGTTGACACTTGCAGTTCAACATTTGTGTCGCCAAGTGTCAGCGGATCACCATCAAACAAACCGGCGCGGTCGTCAAAATTGCCAGTTGCTGTGTCAAACAAATCTTCAAAATCGATGCGTGATGTAATGACGCGGCTGGTCACGCGGCTTGTGTAAACCGCACTTAAATCGATCACGCTATCGAATTCGTATGTGCCGCTTTGTTGCTGATCAATGCCAGTACCACCACCATCGAAAAAGCCTGTAGCGTCATCAAACAAACCTGTCGCGCTATCAAAATTGGCATCTGTGTTTAGGACTAGCTGATCATCTGTTACAGCGCAGTTTGTTTTTGTCCCTGCAAATGCGGTGTGTTGTGTTGACGTCTCTACAACATTATATTGCCCAATATTGTCAACACGCGCGCCTTGTTGCGCCGCGTTGACGCTACGATTGCCAAATTTATCGACCGCCTTAATGAAATATGTGCCGGTCACGGCTGGCACTGTTACCGTATTGGCTGGCCGCGCCACTTTTTCGGCGATTATAGTTGTGTTTGGATATGATGGCGTCACAGTGTCGGGTGTGTGTCTGATTACATAATGCGACAGATCCGCATCTGTAACTGGTGTCCAGCTTAGTTGTGCATTTTCGCCAACAATATTGACACTGAAATTTGTTACGTCAGACGGGAATGCTGTTTTGCCAGTGACTGTATGTTGCACATCAACAAAAGGCGATCTGGCGTTTGCCCCATAAGACCGCACGCGGATGTCATATATTACATCTGTGATCACGTTTGGTATTGTAAAAAATCCACTATCAGAATATCCAAGCGTAATGTAATCAGTGTCGGTGCTTTGTTTGTATTCTGCATAAAATTGTATAACTTGCGGGTTTGTGCTACTAGCTGACACCTCAATGGTTGCGACCGGCTGTTGATTGACAGTGACAACACCTTCATCTGTCAAGACGGTTGGTAATGTCAGCGAAAACGGGTCAGGCAACGTGGTGTTGTCTTGTTGGAATGCTTTTTCGTCTGCGTCCCAATCATAAACCGCGCTGTTTGTTTCACGCAATGACAGTGCAACGCTTAATGATGGATTGCCATCATCATCCGCTGACGTTACAAGCGACCATTCAGCAACCTCGAAAACCTTGCTTGAGAAACCCAAACGGCTGTTTGTCACATACACATTGTCGCCAACTTGCAGATCAAACGCTTTCATACCGAAATTGCCTTGCAGCATAATTTGCTGCCGGTTGCGGTATAATGCGATTTTGGCCAGACGCTGTGCCATTGGCGATGACGTTGTATAAGGCATATCGTAATCTAAAAAACGCCGCGTGCCGCCATCTTCAGTTTCAAACGTGCTGCTAGTCAGTGCTGGATAATCTGTGATCACATAGTTGGTTTCTGGTGGCGCAAATATGCCTTTGATCGCGTTATAGTTATCACGCTTTGATTGTTTGGTTTGCAACGTGATCGGGCTGACCAGATCGTTTTCATCAAGCGTGATAGTTGGCGTGCTATATTCTGCCACTTTGATTGAAAATTTGCCGTTGCTATAAGACAACAAACCGCCACAGCTTGTGATCATTTCTTCCAATATGCGCTTCGGTGCATTTTCTGTTGTGAACGTGCCGTGGATTTCATAACGGTTTTCTGTGCCGCCGCCAGACACTGTTGCATCAAGCGCAACATCTTCATCACAAGCATTGGCGGCGGCATTAAAAACTGTGTCATTGATTTCTGTCGCATCTGCCGCAAAGCCGTATTTCGTGTTTGTCAAATAATCGCGTATGGCAAGCGCGGGATTTGCACTAAACGCTGTTGTCGCTGTGCGTGGGTCATACAGCTTTTTGCCGCGCACTAATGCGCTGAAATTAGGCAAGCCAGACGGGAAAGCATCGCGGTCGTATTCCAGCCGCACATACATATATGCAATGCCGCTTAATTTG